CGCTTCCTTTATTTTATAAATGACGCCGCCAATCGGGCTTAGCGCTTTCCGATCGATATCTTGGCACGCATCGAAACAGAATTGCACAAACGGCACCCATTCACGCGACCATGCTGATGAAGCAAGCTTGATCTCGTACTCGGCATCCATCCATTTGCGGAACGCTTCGGGATTGATCAATAGGTCTGGATTCGATGACTGACCACCCTGGTGCATGTAGCGATATCGGCGAAACACACCCTTGGCAACGTATTCAGCTCGCTCCCGCTTGCTGGCAGTCATGCGCTCAACCCGCGAGTAGGCCAGATTGAATACTGCCTCTTCCGCCTCTTCTTGATCATCATCGGTCGGGTCTGCTGCGTACATGGCGTTACCGAAGGCGCGGAGCTGCGCGTTAAGCTTGGCGATGGCCGACTGAATGTGACCGGCCAGCGCGCCGTGTATCGCATGATCAGCTGTCGGCCCGCGCTCGGTAGCTTGCACCACCACGCCAAGCTCTACGACATCCGAAGTCTGGCCTGGAGCCGGGTTATATTTGCAGTCGTGCCAAGCCTGGCGCGCGCCGAAAAGTTTCATGCCGCTTCCCCTTTCTTCAATTCTCTGGTCAGTGCCCGGTACCTGGCTTTGATCTCTTGCAGCTGATCCACGGTGTGCTTTCGTGGAGCCTGATCAGCCTCCAGCGCCTCAACCGCCTCCAGCCCGATCCGCTCAATCAGCCCGATCCGGTAATCCACCGCATTACCCGACAGGAACCGGTTGTCGGCCTTGCTTTGTGCATGGCAGTTGCGCTCATCGAATCTGAGGTGTGGTGCTGAGCCAACGCTGCGGTAATGGCCTGCATCTACGGCGTTACCGCTCCAGTCCAATGGCCGACCGCTGGAGATGCACGCGTGCCCCGCTACCTGATCGCGCCACCGGATGAATTCGTTGAAAGCCTGCTGACATTCGCGGACGTGATCACCGCGGCTCTTCAGCTTCTCCTTGCGAACCTTGATCTCCCGGCGCTCGCGCTGATCGATGGCCTTGACCGCCTTGTCCTGATTCGCTGGGGCGATGGCCAGACCGCACGCCCAACCACAAACCTTCTGGCCGAGCTGTGACGGAACAAACTGAGTGCCGCACGCATCGTTCGCGCAGATCTTCTTCTTGCGGGCGATCATTCCGTCATCCCCGATTCGTAGTGCTCGCCGCCATTGCCGTTCTGTCCGATCACATCGATGCGAACTTCATCGGCCGGCCATTCGACGGGGTGCACCCTGCTGCAGTCCTCAGAGATCATCTGCAGTGCACGATGAATTGAGTCGGCCGCCTCACGCAGATCTTTTTCGTAATCCTTGGCGCCGCGGTTGCCAGCGCAGAGCAGCTTCTTCGTGGCGTGCTGAATGCATGGGTTGGCCACATTGAACAGTTCCAGAACCCGGTAAACATCGAGCTCTTTGATGTGCGACACGTCTTTGAAGTAATGCGAGTGCTTGCGGCTCATGACTGCTTCTCCAAACAGAACCACGAAAACAGGATCAGCAGGGTCAGGGCCTGCATGAAGTCGACAAAATTGAAGTCAGCCATTAGTAACCACCCTTCATGCGGCGCTCGCGGGCTGCACGCTTCTTTTCGCCCTTGGTGCGACCGCCACCCTTGAATGGATCTTCGCTTTCAATGGCAAGTGTTCTGAGCTGTACGAAGTCCTCGTACGCTACGAGCTTGACCTGCATTACAGGTCCCGCCATCACATCTCTGGCGCGACGCAGGCATGCAATGAGGTTCGCGACATCTGCCGACGAGTTGCCGCCGATGATTGCAGTTCTCACAACCCCATCCCCACCTGAAACTCAGCCGGAGTAACCGGCATCTGATAAGCGCACTCGGCGAGGACGACGAGGCGGATTGCGACCCGAATGAGGGCCTCTGCGAACGCTGGCAAAAATTGCCATGGTTGGATTTTCATGCGGCCTGCTCCCCAAGCAAATCACTGAAAAACACGCCCTTCGCTGCGAAGTCGGAAACGATTCGGTCTGTGTAGGCAATGCCTTGGGCGCGATTGAACAGGCGAGTCACTGGGAAGCCGTCGGGGCCGAAGATCGCGCAAGGCCCCATCAGCTCCAGCTTTTGCTCATAGGTAAGGTGTAGGAACATCCGATTCCAGCCGTCTCGAAAGTCGGCATCGTCGGCGCGTACGATCGGCACACCGAAATGCAATTTGCAGTACCGGCGAGCGTCCTCGACATCACCGATCTGCGTCATCTGGGCGATGCGCTGGTACAGGGCGAACCACAGCGCGTTTTGATCGAGCGTGCGGTCCTTGCCAGGACGCAGGGAGACGACGACAAACTTTCGCTCGCGGAACATGGCGGTCAGGCTGGTGATTGCCTCTGCGAGCTTGGCTTGGCAGTTGACGCTGATTTTGTCAGTCATGGTTGCACCGCCGTGACTGCCGTATCGTCAACACGGCAGTAGTCCCGCCAAAGGTGGGTACAGGTCTTCCATGTCGACCTGGAGCCGCGTCCAGCCCAGTAAGGCCGCAGGTACACGCTATCCGCTTCCACGATGTCGATTTGATACATCGACCCGCTGCGCATTTTTCGGACGATCATCCCGACCTTCGGTGTTTCAACATGGCCGGTCATGACAGCTCTCCTTTGCCCATGGCGGCGTCGATGGAATCGATCAGCTCCTTGCGCTTGGGGTGCCGGTGCGAAACCTTGTCATGCTCATCGAGGAAGCCGCGAACCTCTGCCTCATGCATGACGAAGTCACGCGAAGCAGTCAGCGCAGCCCGCAACCCTTCGCACTCAGCCTTGAGCTGCTCAGCCTCAGCCTTCAACTCAATTTCCTGTTTTTTGAGTTGAGCGTTCTCAGCCTTGAGGGTGTCGCGCTCGGTCACCGCAGAGAAAACACCAGCTACCGACAGCAGATCCATGATCCGCTTGTTGGCCTCGTCCAGTTTTGCAATCAGCCCCAGCACTACCGCTGGATTGGTGGCAGCGATGAACTCGGCGTCTGGCGCCCCGGCGCTGAGCAAGTGCTGCAAGCAGTCAGCCGTATACCAAGCCGCCTCGCCGATGTTGTCGCTTTGCTCAATTGCAGCCTCAGCCAGCGCCTTCAATTCAGAATTATCCACGGCGAACGCCTCCCAGTTTCAGCGCAGCCCTTTCAGCGCGCGCCACGCAAGTCTTCACGCCCGGTACAGCCACACGCCGCGCCTCGGGGATCTCGTCGCCGCATTCGCACTCATAGGCGCTCTGGCCGGTATAAATCACCCGAGCAGCGAGCTTTGATGCCAGTTCGGTTTCGATGCGGGTTTGGGCGAAGTCGATTTCGTCGGCCATTACTTAGCCCTCCGGTAAGCCAGAAATGCAGCCCAGAGAGCGAGCAGCAGGGAATACGTGAACACGGCAATCAGCACCGACTCGGTCACGCTAAAGCCGAGAGACTTCACGTAATTCAGGGTGGCAATGGCTACAGTCCCAATGCAGCCTGCTACCACTACGCACAGAGCAATAAACCCCAGCGTCTTAAGGAATTCCCTGGCGGCCTTCTTGAGTGGATTGCTGATCTTCATGCCTTCACCCCACTCGCCCGCTTCTGACTCCCATCCGTCCGCACAAGCCGGCTATCTGCACCCTTTTTCATGGCGATGAAGTCCTTGTGCTTGGCAGTGATTGAGAAGCCTTGGAGCTGGAGTTCGGAGACTTTGGATTTTTGGGCGGGGGTCATGACGCATTCCTTTTGCCAAACTTCGCCATCAGCAGTTCGCGGGCAGACTTTCCGTCGGCCGGGATCCCTTGCTTGGCGATTCGTTCTTGGGTCTGGCGGTCGGCCAGTTCGTTAGCCAGTTCCAGTTCGGTCTTCTGGCTGTCGTGGCCAATGCCGGTCAGGATCTTGCCGTCGAGTGGTTGGCCGGATTGAGCGCGGCGCAGGACGATTTCGTAGTTGCGTTCAAAACGAGCGCGCATCGCCTTGTCATCCTGCTTGGCCTTCGCCAGATCGAACTTTCCGGTCGCATTCGCAGCGATTCGCACCGCTTCGTGGCTGGCGGTGCCCATTAGGGCCTCCATCCATGCCTCAGGAGCCGCTGGCATGCCGTAAGCCTCATATCCGGGCGTACACCAGCCTATGAACTGACCGATGCTTGGAGCGAACGGTGAGCCGCTTAGGCGACATTGCTCGATACCGAATTTAACTTGGTCGAGGCTGTTGACTCCTGCGGCCATGAAACCCTTGGTCCAGCTTCGGCGAGCAGTCATCAGTGCCTTATCGTCCGGCCAAGCCTGTTTCCACGCTGGAAAGATTGCCTGCAACTGCCTGAAAATCTTTTCAACGACGGCGCCGGTCTGGTCATCAACGGTACCAAGCGGACCCTGCGTGATAGGTAACCCCACAGAACCGCTCATGACGGCGGTTGCGGCGCCCCTGGTGAGCGAGCGGACGGTCCTCATAGGTCATCGTCCGTGTTGCGGCGCCACGACGTATCGTCGAAATTGGGGCCGCTCGATGGCGCAGAGGAAGTGCGAGCAGCCTGAGCGAGGCGGTTGGCGATCCAGTCGGCCTTGAATCCATGCCACCCAGCGGATAGAGCTTCGGTCATGGCGACCTTCGCATCAATCCCAAGCCCTGCGCACTTCGCCAATTCAGCGTTCAGGGCGTCCCATACGGTCAGGCTGACAGCGGCGCGCTTGGTTTTGCGTAGGCCGAGCCAATCGACAAGCAGTTGGTCAGGAATCGAGTGCGGGTTATCGGCCAGCATCTGGATTTTGCCAAACGGTTCCTTTCGCTCTGCCTTGACCGGAGACGCCTTGGTTTTCACAAGGGGAGTAACAACCTCTTTCGTAGAAAGAGTTGTAAGGGGTATTTCTTTTGAATAGAGAAGGGAGTCATCTGTTTTGGTCTGTTTCGATATGCTGACGACTCGGTCCATATGATCCGAGTCAGACCATATGATCCGATTCGGACATTCAACATAGGCCCACTCCTTTGGGTCGCAAAGACCAATATCACCACGCGCGCCGCCGTCACGAAAGATCACGCGACGCTTGAGTAGATGGCTGATTGCCTTTGAGACGACGTCAGGGTGCAGGTTGGTAGATTTGGATACTTCGGTCGCCTTGATACGAACAGGGCCAGCACGGAAGTTTATGGTGGCCTTGGCGATGAACAAGGCAACCTTAAGCTCGCGGCCTGGCAGATCGATAACCATCAAGGCATCCATCAGGCTGTTGTCCATTCGGGTGAACCCCCGAGGATTGATTGAAGTAATGTTGTCGGTTGTCATGTGCTGACTCCCAACGAATTAGCTCGCGACACGTTTTCGCTAATCACAAAACGTGTCGCGGGAATGAGCGGGGCGGGATTGACATTGGCGTGTTCAGTGCGCATGATTCGTCTCACAGAGTTTTACGTTTTGTGCAGTTGAAGAAACCACCGGGCCAGGTGGTTTTTTTTCGCCTGCGTTTTGGTGCTTCATTTTCTAGGACCGCTTCCAAATGCTTGGACGCTTCCTGGCATGGGTCGAGGTCTGGTTCTTTGAGCAAAGATCTTCTGAATGCCGTGCTTTACCAGCCGGTCAACGGGAATTCCCCGCTCTGCCGCTACCGCCTCCAGAAACGCCAAATCTTCTCCCTCTGCTAGCTCCCCGATGCCCGTGCCGACTTCATCAATTGGCATACGCTCTCCGACCCTTAGCGGGTCCCTACTGGTCCCTACTGAAAGGCTTTAAGCCGCGTCACTGCTTCGTTTAAGCTCAGCTCGCAAGTCGTTGATGTAGGACTGCAAAGCCTCTCGCATCAGTACTGCTTTTTTAGTCCGGTGAATGACTGCGAGCGATGCGTATGCGGCCTCGTATTCGTCATCTAGCAGCACCTTCGATTGATGGGTATTTTTGCGGTTTGGACGTGGTTCTTCGGCCATCTGTGTTGCTCCTTGCTTTGGTGAAATTGGTTAGGCGACTAATTTCTTGGCGTCAGCCTTAAACGCGCCTTTAGTCAGAACCTGAATCTGGTACTGCCGTGAGTCAGGAACGTATTCGCCCCACATCGTCACTGCGCCAGGACTAATGCCCAGAGCGGTCGCTAAATTCTTCTTTGAGCCGAAATGCGCGGCTACATCTTTGGTTTTCATAAATTCGCTCCTTTAGCGATAGGTCTATTTAAGCATGCTGAATTATTCACAGCAAGATGCGCTCAGCACAAAGGCCATACTTAAATTAAGTTCGCTTAATATTCACCGCATGACCAGACATGAACGTATCGCCATAGCGATCAAGCACAGCCAGAAGCTGAAGAAGGAGATCGCGCGCGAGTGCGGCGTCTCCCCGTCCGCCGTCACTCAGTGGGTGAACGGCGACAGCAAGGGTTTAAGGCCGGAAAATCTTTTCGCGCTCGCAAGCGCTACGGGCGTAAACGCTGAGTGGCTGGCAAACGGCGCCGGGGGAATGACCGCTGAGACCTCTGGCTTCGATGCCAACGTTGAACCGGCCGTCGGCCCCATAAGATTCTATGAATACCCAGAAATCAGCTGGGTCCAGGCTGGAGTTGCCACGGAGGCGCTGGACTTGTCCAACATTGCAGCATGCGAAAAACACCCGTCCGATGCATGGGCGGGGCCAAACGGTTTTTGGCTAAAGGTGAAAGGCCCGTCTATGACTTCTCAGGGCGGCGTTTCATTTTCGGAAGGAATGGTGATTCTGGTTGCGCCAGGCTTCGACGTGGAGAGCGGCCAGTACGTCGTAGCCAGGATGATCGACACCAACGAATCGACGTTCAAGCAATTTATCTGGGATTCTGGTAGGGCCTACCTGAAGCCGCTCAACCCGGTCTTCTCGACTGTAGAGGTAGATGATACGTGGCAGGTTGTCGGCAAGGTTGTGGATGCTAAGTGGCCTAGATCATCCCTGATGTAGTCATCTGGCGCGGCGGCGAC